TTGTAATCAACTGACTACAGTGTAAAACATGTCAACTGTCGGTGTTTAGGAACTTATAAAATAAGTGAAATTCCCCTAACCGCACTGAACTACAGTGCAAATTAGGTTGAAACCTAATCCTAAGAGTATCAATTACGTATTGACATGTCTATGAACTGTAGTTCAAACTCGCTTAACGAGAATTGGCGCTGACCACCAATTTTTAATTTGTACCAAATTATGGTACCGCCGCCGGTAAGGCATTGTAATGATATAGAACAGGTACATTTAAAAAATATACCAAACTATAATCTGGACCTACATTAAAGTAAGATTTAACTGCGAAGTATTCTGGATCATTTGCAATTTCATCAGTCAAGACTGACAAAATTGAACATTGTAGTGAATCTGTTGTTGTTCGCACTTTTAGAGCTCCCTGAGTTCTTGTGTTAGCATTCGTGTCTAACATTGTAAATTGACTATACATTGGAGCATTGATTGATACTCCTTGATTAGTTCTTGTATGGTTGAGACTTTCTCCAAAACTAGAGAAATTACTATTAATAGTTTTCCTCATGACTTCTGAAGACGTTGCAGATGTTTGACTTATTGTTGTTGATTCAAAATCCCAACTATAACTTTCACCATTGTCATAATTTCCACTAGGTAGTAATAATTGATTTCTTGAAACTGAAACAGAACAAGGTTTGGCTGAACTTGTGTCAAAAGTCCATGATAATGAACCACGTTCACCTAAAAAACAGGAGCTTATTAGGTGATAAGGTACATGTTTAACCCAGTTATATGATTCAGAAAGTCCTGATGTTATTCCCAAAGCTTCTGAAGTTCCCCCAGTGTCATAACCTGGAAAAATAGGTCTTCTAGGAAATACTCGTTGTTCCAAAGTATTAACTAATGCATAAGCTCTAAATTCGTTAATAGAATGTAGATTAGCCCTGCATAGTAATTCTCTATAGGAAGTAACTTTCTCTCCCATATAAACTAAATTCAAATTATCGTCAGATTTTACAATTTCACCCAGTATAATTTCTTCAATTTCCTCAGATTGAACAGTAAAATAAGCTAGTTTTTGAGATAAATCTCTAGGACCAGCAAATTCTATATTTTCTGCTCCTCTGACGAAGACTAGAACTTGAATTTGAGCCGAAGCAACTGGAGAAGTTTGTTCTGTATTAACTCTAACAGTTAATAGTCCATTTACAGTATCATTATTTACAGGCAACAAAGGTGTGTCTCCATAGAGTGTTGTGGTTATGAAGTTGGGATCACGAAGAAAAGCAGTTCTTTGAGTAAAAGGTACGCGTATTGAAACAATATCACCATCACCAATATCATGAACATGTGTATAAACTTCTGTGATAGAATTGGTTGTGTTAGCAACATCACCTGTAGGATCCCAAGAAAATCTGAGTCTACCTCGATGGTATTTGGAACATATTATTTTGAATTCAAAAATAATATCGCCTCTCCAATACTCAAACATTTGAGCCCCTAACCACAAAGGGGTTCCTGCTACCAAAGTTTGATCAGTTTGTGACAATAAACCTGATAAATAAGGTGTGACATATGAATTCCATATTAGAGTGTCGGAAGCATCAGAAGCATCCCAATCAAATCGAGTTAAATAAGAATTTCTTTGAGAAATTTTATTTATATTCAATTGGTCTCCTTCAGAGTTTCCTACAACTCTAGTATCAATGGTTAATTCATTTTTTGAATCAATTGTTAATTTATCAGTAGGTTCAGAAATGTCACTTGTTGGTAGAGATCTGTATGGTATATTCTTAAATGGTTTTGAATTTTCAATTTGAGGAACTTTTGAATAACCAAACAGAGAGGCTGTTTTGGATATAGCATTTGCTGCTATAGAAGTTGCTGTTGCAAAGGGACCAATATATGGTAAATCGGATAGCATAGATGAAGCTTTAGCGATAGAGGAAGCTGGTTTGGATATAGGAGAATCTGAATATTCGTCAGATTGCATAGCCAAATCAACTGTTAAACCGCTTAACTGTACATTTTCTGCCCAACAATAAACTTTGATATTTGCGCTAGTCCCTGCTGTAGCATTAGCATTCTTGAGTGCAACGTATTGGTGGAAATTTATGGTTCCCATATTGGTCATATCCAGATCTTCTAATCTTAACCATTCTGTATGGGACAAAAATGGTAATGTCAAGGTTCCACCTTTTTGACTTTGAGGTTCTATCCATATGTGAGGCAATTGGGAGAAAGCAACTCTGTAAACTGCTGACAATCCTCCTGTATCTGGAATAGGAAACGATGAGCCAAATTTTTGCAAGGGTTTATAAGCTGCTATGAAACAACCATAATAAAAGGGTGAACTGTTAACTACGATTTTGACTTTTAAATCACATCGAACAAAAGAAAAATTATCCACTTTCCTTTTAATCGAAGGATGATTGAAAAATAGATTCCAAGGATCAATAGTATCTGTTAAGCCTGCGCCTAATTCTTGAGTGATAGTGTGTATCAAAACTGGTCTCTTAAGATATTCGTTGATATCTGTAGTTCTGCTACCGACAGGTTTATACCAAGAAGGTGTTGAATAGGTTTCAGCTTTTTCTTCACAATCCATATCTTTAAATTGTACATTGACTTGATCAATCTTTTCCACAGAAGTGGGTGTTGGCTCTACAAGAACCTCTTCAGATTGAATTTGTATAGCATCATTCATAATATTGACGAATCTGTGATATTTTTCTAGGTCTATCATTGCATTGGATTCGGGCACACTCATATGTTGCCACTGACATGTACTAAGATTGTCACAAATGCAGCCATGCCTTGAAATGTTCTGGAATATTTGTCGAAAAGTATCAATATCATATTCCATAAGTTGCAAAGACATCTCTTGCAAATTCGCACACATACGCTCGTACTTAATGCTAAAGTTGTCATATATGCTTTGAGTCGAACCCACGACTCTCTGGCATTCTTTTTCAGTCTTAATGCTCTGACTTTCATTTTGATTTTGATTTTTCCCGGGTAATGTTAAGATTCTAGTTCATACCCATAATAACTAGAAAATTTGGAAACCATAGATCACCAACCAAGATCATCTCTAAATAGAGATTTTGAGGAACGCTCTGGTAGGTTACATTAACACCCCACACTCAATGATTTTTAAAGGTTTCAATTAAATCATTGCAGTAAATGGTGTTAATAGCGGATTTTGGTTTAAAGGACATATCTCGCAAAGCCCAAAAGGAAGAAAGAATTTTCACTCTCCATTAGAATTTCTCCAAAATTGATCTTTCAATTCTTCCCATGTTGGAAAAGTACTTTCTTTCACCCAAATATTATATCCGAGTTCAGTAATCATATTTTTCAACAAAGATCTTTTCTCCTCAAAAATATCTTTCCCATAATAGAAGTACTCTCTTACAGCAGAGCCTACAATGTCGATACATTGTTCTTCATTTGCTATGGATTTAGATTCCACCCAAACCATTAGGGACTTTTCAATAGAATCCTCCTCTAAAGGGCACAGGAAAGCCCCAACATCCTCGTCATATCTCCAATATCTTTTCAAAAAAGAGGCTTCTTCGATATTGATATATGGTACACTCTCTGCTTCTTTATCAGCCATTGTATATGTTATACCCATTTTCTCAAATTCTTCTTGTATTGCGGTATGATTATACCAGGGGCATATTTTATTAACATTCAAAATGTTATCATCACCATATGTCATCAAAGCTACATTATCATCAAAAGAGATTTTTGTGTCATTCTGGATTTTATAAAAGACATATCTCATTCGTAAAACATTAACCAAACTGTTAATAATAACAGTTAAGGGATTTCCAGAAGGATTTGATCCATAAAATTGGACTAGATCTCCATTAAAATCAACTAAACTAAAAGCTGTGTCTTGTGCTATTCCATCTATGACCCTGAGTTCACTACTGGTGTAGTTGCCTGATCTTTCGCATAAATCTCTCATTATCTTGAAGGCTGCTTGGATTTCTAATGGACTCATTGTTTTATCAAAGGCTTTATAATCTCCAGCAACAACCCTATCCTTTCCAAATTGTGTAATGTATTGATATATTTCTTGCCATTCTGTTGATTGTGCTATAGTTCCAGGTGCTGATTGAAATAATATGCGATTAGATTGAAGAAGTTTTGTAAAAGTCAAAAGAAATTTCCTAACAACAAAACATGATTCTATGGAAGAACCAGTAAAGACTCTTGTTTTCTTCATTTTAATCTTTTTGAAAGAAACTGGTTCATCTTTCAAATGAGCACAGTAATTTGGATGATTCATTATTCCTTTTTTGTAATTCTTTATCATTAAATCTATCCTATCATGTATTTCTTCAGTGAAATCTACTGGGTTTGGAGCCGACTCCCTTGGTTCCAAATCAAACATGAAATATTTTTTGCTCTTTTTATATGGATTTCCCGCACTAGTGGTTCTCTTCATTTTATCAATAAATCTAACATTGGCATGACCATTTATTGTTGAGAAATCATCCAATGGATGCAATATTGATAGATCTAATTTGCCATCCAAATGTTTCAAAAAATCATCAATACAATAATTGTATAGATTGTGATCTATATCTTGTATTGGTTTTATTAGATCGCTAAGAGCAATTCCATATGGTTCCCAACCAGACATAATTGGGGCTCCATAATTGATTCCATATCCATGCTTTGCCAAACAATAAGCCATAGGAGTGATTTTAACATTTGATTTTGGTTTTGCTCTGAATCCCTGAAATGATCCTAACACTTTTGCTGTTCCTCCATTCTGATATCTAAAATTAGATTTTTTGTGTAAGTCTCCTAATGGTCTTTCATAACCATGAGCCTCAATAAATTCTAAAGAACCTTCTTGCACTGTGAATATGTTTTCCTTAATTGTTTCTACATCCTGAGATGTTACTCTAAGAGAATAAGAGTGACCTGGTGCATATCCAACATGAATTCCTAATATACAATAACCTAAGTTTGTTTTAGCTACTGTTAAGGCTCCACAATTTCCTCTTTTATAAGTATCTTTCGTAAAACACTTATATACATCTAATTCTTGCTTCCCAAACATATCAGTTTGATACATAGTTGGACCTTTAAATTCTATCTTATCTAAGTTTAGATATTTAAGTTCTCCCTCCATAGTTCTTAACACATTCATACCCACACAATCTGTTCGAAAAGTTGGCGAGCAAAAATAAGGTCTTATATCTCTCTTTGGGGGAAGATTTTTTATAATGAAAAATGATTTATCTCCACCTAAATCCACTATATCTTTTTTGTAAACTCGTGTCACCAAATTGGTATTAACTCCATCCTTCCTACTTTGTTGGAGTATTTCTATTGTGAAGTAATCACAATCATGTTTAAATGTATGTGAGTTAACCATATATGTTTGTCCTGTTATGCAAACTGCACAAGATCTCATTCCTTTATTTCCTTGATTGGGTTTTGTAGTTATAAAAATTATATTCTTTCCCATACGCTTACAGAATGATGTGAAATCTTCAGACTTAGCAGACAAGCTTTGTCTAGAATAATCCATCGATGTCAACTCATATTCATCATTATACCATACATTTTCCTTTCCATCTTCCTCTGGTGTTGGTTCCTTTCCTATTTTACTTGATGCTTCTCCATTAATATCAATTTTTTCTATTTCCTTATAATTGAGATACATTTTTATGGCTAGCAAAAATGATGCAAAAACTGTGATTGTAAATACCTTAGTAGATTTTTCACCCATGTTTACAAACATATTTCTACATAAACTCACTCTCATCAACAATTTATTACTATAATAATGATAATTACTCTTAAAAAATATTTTAAGAATACATAATAGTAAGAAAATTATTATTTTGAGTAAGAATATTGGTAGAAAATTCATAAATGAAAAAACGACTTGATGAACATCTTCAACAATTTCTAGAGATTGAATTTGAATTTTGCTACACATCTCTAAAGGAATTTTACAACAATCACAAAGTTTAATTTTTTGAAGGGCTTCAACGGAAGATTTCATTCTTGTTTGGCATTCTCTAAATTCTTTTGCAGCCGTAACAAACCATTTCAACAAATCTTTAAGATCCCAATTTTCACCAATAAGTTCAAATTTTGCCATACTTTTTGTGTTTTCTCCTGTTATGACTTTTTCAACTTTAAACAACCAAACATCTGGTAATGGGGTTTCTGGAACCTTGGTTGAATCCAACATTTTACCATCCTTACTAAAATTTTCTCTAACTACCGGGGTGATGATGTAAGGAAATCTTCTTTGTACAGCAGACGGACAAGAAAAATAATGATAGGCATTAAGTGTCTTAACGTTGGTTGATGCTAAACACAACTCTGCCCTACAAGGAGTTCTTCCCTTATCCTCCAGTGCAGCTTGATCGGGGCAAAATGGAACATTGTTTATGACTTGTATGACATGCTTCAAAGTTTTACTATCTTTAAGATCTGGTTTTTCATTCGCCACATCATCCATCTTTATACACCACATTGATGAAGTCCAACCATTCCAAAAATCTGATGCTGGATCCAAAGTGTATTGGGATTGTGGTGTTGTGTCTAAATCTCTCATTTTACCATACACATAATACAGTATCTCCATTATCATTGATTTTCCAATTCCAGAATTTCCATACACACACACAGCAAAAGGTGCTGTTCTGGCTTCCCTACATGCTGCTTTTGTTTGTATATCATCTCTCAACATCAATAGATTATCCAGATTGGTAACTATTAATTTTCTTTCGAAAGTATCAAGATGACTTGAATGTTTTTTGATAGACGATAATTTTTCAATAACATCATCCAAATTTTTCCTAAAAGTGCTTTCACGAAAACCATGAATTTCTGGATTATTGAGTAATTTGCTTTGTCTATATAGCACTTGAATGTCATCATGCAGTTTTTGATATGACTGTGTGTTTTGGAAAAATATATTTGTGTCACCTGTTTTAAGAATTTGGTATCCTTTTTCTAGTATATAAGCAAGAGTTTCACACAATACTAGAATCATGTCATCTTTATTTTTGAGGAAATTTCTTTTAAGAATATCTCTTTCAAGACGATTATATCCAAATTTCTCAATGTCAATGTAAGGAGTTAAAAACTCAAATGCTATAAGGTATGTGAAACACTTATACATATCTTTGGATATTTTGCTTGTTTTAACATCCCTAAAATATTGTAGTTTATCCCGAAGATCTCCAATATTTTCCTCAAAAGATTGTATTTCTACATCTTCACATATATTCTCTTCAAAATACTTAATAAAACTGCTCTGTATAAACTTATTGATCAAAGATTTATCTGATCTTAGTTTACAAAAGAGGAGAGCAGTTTCTAAGATACTATTTGTACTCTTGTTTGAGTTTATATAGTATTTGTAAGAGAATAATATGTCCTCCACAAGTTTAATGATATAATCATTTTCATTGAATTTGTTTAGCGAAGGAGTTAAAAGAGATTGAATCTCTAAATACTCAACTTCATCAGATTGAATCTGAAGAACTTCTTCTTCAGTTGATTTGATTGCCTTATACAATCTGGGAGATTTAACTCCAGAAAAAATCTTATCATAGGATTCCATAATCATTTCATCCGTCGATAGATAATACATTTTGTAAAAACGACAAAGGTCAAGGAAAGTTTTCTTATCCATATAACCATATATTCGCAAATAAGATTGATAATCACTTTCTTTCATTTGAAAGAATTCTTTAACTTCTTCATTGTTCATAGTACTGTTTTTATTGATCGTATTCATTTTATTGTATTCTGTTCTTTAAAATGGACTTATGGATTCCGAACCCTAGTATTTTATACTCTGTAGTTGAGTTTGTAGAGATTTGCACTCTACTCTAAATCTATATATTTCAAAAATTCGAAATGCAGTTCATGATTCTGCATATACTCTAAAACACCAATGCGTGAGTGAGACGTATCACTGAGTGGCAATTAAGTTTCAAATGAAACAGAGGCTCGAGTTTCTAATAATTTACTAAATATAGAAAAATTCTAGATAAATTTATACACTATACTAAATTTAACAAAAAGTATTTGACTAAATATAACAACTCTAAGTTGCAGTCTTTTTATTACGGAAACTAACAAATAAATATATATAACAGCTCTAAGCTGCAGTCTTTAAATTTTTTCTAACAAATAAATAAGTGCGAACGGCGCACTTAAGACTAATATAAATTTGACTATCCGAAGTAAATATTTACAGTGTAGTCAACACTATAAACAATCATTTTCTAAGAATGTGCAATACTCTAATGTATGCAACGTCTGGCAGGTATTAGGCCACGAGACGAAGGACCCATTAAATTAATGCAAGACGCTTAGAAAACAATATACATGGAAAATTCC